ATTTTTTGCCCCTTATATGCCACATCACATCACCGGCACATCGTCGAACTCTCCACTCCTGGCGTCGTTAAGTATCCATGTCACGACGCCAAACACTCCGTCGTCTTCAAAATACTCATCCATCCTGAATTTCTGCTCAGGCCTGTCGATGTCTTCCAGATGCACGCTCGGCATAGTCTTGTAACGCAGAACGCGAAACTCTGCCTGCACTGTCGCAACAACTATCGAACCATCACATGGCGTCTTGCTGCTGTCTACGACAAGCATTGCACCACTCATAATTCCCGCTTTCCAGTGTGTGACAGAAGACCGTACCATGTATGTGGCGCTTGGTTTGGTAATGCACATTTCGTCTAAACTGACGCGCTTTTCTTGATAGTCGAGCGCTGGAGATGGGAAGCCCATTGTTGTCACCTCAATCTATACTGTGTTTATATACAGTATTTCATCAAGACGGATTGATCAAGGGCAGGATGCAACAATGCCCTCATGAGAGGGTCGTTGTCATTGAATTTGCTTAGAGGTATTGCTTGGCCTTTACTGGTTGCAACTGGACGCCCGCGAAATTGAAGTTTTTACCTCCTTCTGAAATTGACGCTTCAACTCCAATAATATGAAAACCAGCTGCGAGCTTGCATGATTTAGGCTGAAAAGTTTCATCATGAAACTCCCCTCCATCTTTTTTGTAATTAACTATGCCTGAATAACGGGAATCATTTTTCTCCCCAAAATAGGATATCTCACCAATACCCCCCACCTCCCCCTTAAATCCTCCAATAACAAGAAGAGTGTGATCTGTGGGGTTATCTAGAATAAAAGGGAAATAAACAAATTGCTTTGACTCAATTGCGTCCCCAGTTAAAACAGAACCAAACCTGCTTTCATCTTTCCATAGTCCGCGTGATTGTGTGATATTATCTCTATAGAAAGATGTTGATATCCCACACAAATCATACGGACTGACCAGTACGTTTGGTAAGACAAGTGGAATTGACATATTCCATCCGGCATTCTGATAGGATTCTGTATTTAAATGTATTCCATCACCGTTGATTTTTGACGCCGGTATCATTCTGCTTGTTTTAAATGAATAATAATAATTATCGACTATATCTACATTCATTGCAGATGCTACATCTTTCATTGTTTTTATAAAGGCTGGCATCCTTTTCATCATAAAATCTTTACCATCAATAACAGGCGATATTATAGACGGAGTAACCAATACAGGTATTTTGTTATGCCTTCTGGTTATTTTTATAAAATTAACAAGATTATTTCTGTATTCCTCCTCATTGCTTTGATATGAATTGCAATCATTTAGGCAATGATTGCAAAATATAACCAAAGAATCTGAGGTTGATATCCTATCTTCATAGGTCCCAATTCCGCCATCGGTTCCCGTTAAAAGTTTTTTTATTGTTGTACCAGGAATGGCCTTATTTATTACACGAACCTGCCCTGGGTAAAGTAAGTTTAATGACTGCTCAAGTGATGATGATGGGTTTACATCGTTCATTTTTTCTGTGTGTCCCGGTGTCGAGCCCCACATGGTGCTGTCGCCGTAACACTCTATTGATATATGTTTACCGTCGACCAACAAATTTGCAGCATATGCAGTTCTCATATACGCGTGAGGCTTACTGGCTTTACTTTCTTTTGATTTACTAAACGTTGGGCTGGAATAAATTCCACCTAAACCAATTACCGGTACTAATACTTTCAATAGACCGCGACGTGACAATGTCATGTAAAAAACCCCTTGTAAAATAATAGGGGAATTTTACATTTTATAGTAAAGATTTCATAGCGATTATGGCTTTCTAACGCTATACATGCCACGAGTAGATACATAACACGTCGCTATCAGTGTGCTGGTAGCTGCTGTAGCCATGCTCACTGCTCCGAATATATTACTGACAGTTCTGTTGCTGTTGAGGGTTAGTTTTACACTGTACATAACAGTGGACAAGTCCGTTGCTACCGTTATAGTGGTACCATTTTTCTGCCCAAGATTGATGGTTCCAGCACCATTTTTTAATGTAATCCACGCTGTAGCTTTATCCAGGATTTCTACAAAAAAATCAGATCTTCGTTAACGACTAAGCCGCTATCAACATGTGTTATGTCACATCTTCCTTCCGAAGATATTTACACGTGGTGGTTACGTGTTCGAACGGCATGTGTTTTCTGCGCGGATGACTAGCTTAGCAAACTGGCAATGCTTGTACAAACAATGGAATCATCATGCAGAGATAATAACTATCAGGTAGCTTTAAAGTGCGTCGATTACGACGCACTTTATTATAATGACGATTGACAACTCAGAATACTGATTTTATTGACTTATATGGCTTTTACTACGCTATAGATAATTGGTGAAGACATAAAACTAGTGCTTAGTGGTACTGATGCAGCTGCCGTGGTAACGTTAGCAGTGCCAAGTTTTGCAGTTACTGTTCTATCGTTATTGATGGATATTCTAAGGCTATATAGACCAGTTTGAACACCAGTGGCAAGTGTTGTTGTAACTCCGCCAGCCATACCAAATGTAATAGTTCCCGCTGAGTTATCCACTGTTACCGTTTGTTGCGTCTGAGTTTTCGTGTCTCTAAGCGTCAAAAGATTTGATGTTGCGCCTGCAGAACCATTTACATAAACCTGCGTTGTTAAGTCGTCTTTTACATGTATATAACGAGAAGAATCAAATCCTGAGTTATCTGAATAACCTTGGCTTGTATCACGCCTGGATATTAGTTTAATACCAGAAAAACTACTAGTTGTTCCGCCTGAAGAAGAATGATTAAGCAAATTAATAATATGCAATCCAGGTAGTAATTTGCACACGTCTGGTAAAAAATATGCGGATTCGTCAGTAGTGTCAGCTCTATACTGGTCTATGGTTCCAGACAGTCGCAAATCACTAAGAGAATCCTTATATCCGATAATTGTTTTCCCTCCATTACCCCACTGGAATCCGCAGATGGAAATAATAGTATCATCTGTCGGATTATCTAAAATGAACGGGAACCAAACACCATTTTGCCCTGCTATCGCATTCCAGGATAACTGTTTGGAAAATAGATTGTCTGCGTTACTGAAATTTCTTCCAGATGTAATATTATCGCGATAAGTAACATTGCTAAGACCTGTTGCATCGCCTGGCTTTGCCAATGTACGGGTTGCCACGATTGGAATAGCAAGATTACTACCAATCATATAGTAAACATCAGTACCTGGGTGTACGCCATCAGGAACCATGTCATACCAGCGTATATATCGAGATGCCTTTACGGTGTAGTAATGGTTATCCACTAAATCTACACCCATCACTTTTGCAGTTTCTCGTATTGCATCTACAAATGCTGGTAAGCGCTTACAGCTTGTTTCTGTGATCCCATCGAGTACAACAGTCAGGTTAGGTGTAACAAGAACTGGAGTTTTATTGTACTTGCGTACTGTATTAACAAAGGTAACTAAGTCAGCTTTAAACTGTTCAACAGTACGTAGCATAGAGTTACAATCGTTTTGTGCATGGTTAGAATAAATAACACTAGCTGTGGTTGTACTCATCTTTGAATCAAAAGTACTGCCACTACCATCTGTACCTGCAAGCATGGAGAACAAAGCCGTGCCAGGCAAGGCTCTGTTTGTCACTTCTGTCTTACCTGAACCGTAAAGTAAATCTAATGTGCGTTGCAATACAGCAGGCGGGTTAGTGGTATTTTGAACTGTGGAATTAAGAGAAGTACTTCCCCACATAGTGGAATCGCCAAAGCAATCAATACCTACAGTTCCACCATCAGCAAGAATATTTTTAAACCTGGATGCGTCATCAAGATTGGCATACGTTAGAGCTTCAAATTCTTCCTGGACGGTATTTCCATTTTCCATGATAACAAGAGACGCCCCTTTACCAGCAGCAGAGGACGCCAGGTCTTTACGAAGCACATCGCTCACGTCGACTAACTGCCACTTTCCTTCGCCAGTACCGCCTGATGAGCCTGGTGTTGAGCCAGCAGGAACTGTTTTCGGTAGCGTTGCGAGATTATCCCAGCGATACCATGCGCCAGTGGAGGTATCCTGAACAATATCGCCAGGGTTAGCCACTGTTGCGCCACCCTGGAATGTGCCGACTGGATTCCAGCCAAGGTCATAGATTTGTTGCAGAACAAGCTGCTTAAGGCCTTCAATGGTGTAGTGCTTGCCGCCGAAACGGTCGATATATTGAAGTGCTAATGATGTTACGAATTCGTCAATTTTTCCTGAGTTAAATTTCAGGTCTTGCGGTAATTCTGATGCGACCGGAGTCTGGCTTGGTGTGGTAGTCATAATTTTTCCATAAAAAACCCGGCGCATTGGCCGGGTTCGGAGTTAGATTTAAAGGTTGTTTAGGGGTAAATCATGTCGCTGTATTCGCGCACTGTTAACGCTGTGGTGCCTTCAGTGCCAGGGCTCTTGTCTGTAACTTCCCACTTGGTTGCATCAAGCTCTTCAGTCGAAGCAATGAAGTAACGCGACGGTGATTGCACATTCATGCCGTCATAAATGTTGAGCTCGATACTTGGGATGGCAGCGCTGAAGCCGAATGCTGTATCTGCGAGGGGTTGGGCCGAGTAGCGCGCTGTCGGCGTGCCGAGATAGTCCGTGACCACCACGAACATTGAGCTGGCAAAGGTAATCCGCTCGCTTGTCTCGAAGACGTTGCCGATGCGCGAAACGATATAGCCGGATTGCTGATTGGTGTCGTATGTGTCAACTATCTGCACCATGTCGCCAACATTAATCCACTCCCCGTCTGCCAGCGCGGTAATGCTCATAGCCATGCGGCAGTAGATCAGACGCTTACACTCCCTCAGTGCTCGCTCATTAGCCTGGTAAGCGTCTCTGACGTACATCATTTCGAACTTTTTCGCCTTCACTGGTGGGCCAGAAACAATACTGTTCCCGCTGATCCGGTAGCGAATGAATGCCTGTTTGTTTGTGTTCGGGTCACGGTACTGTACCTCCACACCATCGAATCCACCAGGCAGCGTCATGTCATAGCTGAGTGAGTAACCCGCTTCGACCGTGTTATTGCGGTTGAATACCGTCGCCGGGGTAGTCCGTTTCTTGTCGCGCACAAACGACATCACGCCATCATCCCAAAACGCCGTAACGCTGGCGGCATCGCAGATAGTTTCCAGCCGCGCGCCGAGCGACACATCCTCATCATCAAAGGTGAAATCGAAGCGTCCAAGTCGTGGGTCTATCACGTCAATCTCAGCCTGAATCTGATAGAGGCCGTACAGGTCAATATTGTTTTCAGGCTGTCCGCCCATGACCAGCCATGTATGCGCTACGGCATCAGCAAACTTTCGGGAAGGCCTCAGCGTGTAATCAACTGACTGCGTGCTGAGTGAGTAGCTGATGGTGTGGCGATTAATGAGCGCGTTATATTTCATTTCACGCCCGGTGGAGTTCTCCGTAGCCCTTACCTTGATGATGACCGTTGTGTCATCCGGATGAACAACATTCGTCCTGACGTTAACAGCGTGGATTTCCTCAACTTCCAGGATGCTTCTGTCATGGCTGTTGTTCGTCCTGGTCATCGTAATGGAGTATCGACCCTCGCCCGCCAGCGGCGTTATCTTGTCCGTCCTGTAGAAAGTGTCCGACAGGTCGTCTCGCGGGTTTTGCACATGGAAGGTCAGAGACTGATTTGTGCCGGGGATCTGGTTGTTATCATCGTCAACTTTCCAGATATCAACGCGCCAGTCGGTGTAGTCATTCCCACCTAATTTTGATTGCGTGTGAATCCATAATTGCGAAGATACGAGCGGCGAGAAGAACGGGCCTACTGATACCCCAGAGTTCTGCATCAGCACAAACTTCGTGGTATTGATGGTCGCTGTTTCAATCGGCACGCCGGGGCCATTTAGCTGATCGAATATGAACTCGTAATAATAAACAGGCGTGGTTACGGAGCCGTCATCGCTTTCAATGCAGTTAATCAGGTTGCCGGTTAGCGTGACATCCTGAGTAACCGACCCGGTAGTTGTGGGGTAAGTGATGTTGATGGTGAACTTAACCGGTGATGGTCGCGGCAGGTCTTTGAAGAAATCAAACTCACTCTGCCTGACAATTTTCATTGCCACTTGCCCGCTGGTATAGCTACCACTCACCACCGTATTGGCTGTGGCCGTCTCTACTGGCAGTTCGCTGCTTTCGTTCGGGCCGGGTAACTCTTGCCCGTCTACATCATCAAGCTGATATCCCTCGATGACGGTCGGAATGACCTCTCCTGGCCCGTAAACGGTATAGGATGCGCCTGCCATTGAGCCGATGTTAGTTTCCGAATAGCGAACGGAACTGTAATCGTATTTACCCAGGCCAAAGTTCATGAACTGAGTCACTTCTTTGTTGTTGCTCACGTACTCGAAAATAAGCTGCTGAATCATGTCCGGGAAGGCGCGAACAAGGCCGTAGTTATCAGGTCGAGCCTCGCCGTTACGGGCGATGTTAGTTTGCCCTTTCAGGCTGTTGTTCGGTGAAGTCTTGGCTTGCCCCGCCGCGCCGCCTCCAGCATTAGGTTGCTTGATGAAAGCGCCCATTACCTTTTGCGTGAATTTTATTGGATTGAGGTGTTCGAATGGGTTGAGCAGGGTTTTAACCAGGCCGCCACCCTTTGGCTGGTCGAAGATGATAATGCGGTCATCAGCGCTGATGCAGAAATCAATGTCATCATCATCCTGCAATTCCCGGCCGTTAATGATGGCCCGAACATCAGAATGAACGCCCGCTGCCTCAAGCCACTCGCTGAACTTCACTCCCGCGCGCGCATGCATCCGTTGCTTCGGCAGCCCCGGCACTCTCTGAATTTCGATTACCGGCATATCTGAGGAACTCCGTTTTTGTGAATAATTTCTGGATGGTGCGGATCTGGTCGGAACGGGCATTTCCATTTTCGCCGCGGCTGTGCAGCGCCCTGCCGTCTACAATCAGCCCCACATGCACAGGTTGTGCGCCGTAGTACGCAATGAAGATATCGCCGTCGCTGAAGTGCTCAGCCCGCCGCCAGTAAACAACCTCGCTCTCAAAGCACGTCATGAAATCCTCACCCGCTTCGTAGTCAGGCGAGTGGTGCAGTTCAATGCCGAGAACGTGACGGTAATAGAGTGTTACCAGACCCCAACAATCAGCCGCTTCGAATGTGCAGGCGCGGTTGTGCCAGGGTATGCCAATCACCCTTTCAAGAAATTCAGCTTTAAGCATTTTGCAGCCCCGGAAACTCTTCGACGTTATAGAGCATGCCGATGTTGGCGTTGAGTGGGTTCTTGATTGTCAGTGACACTGTGACGTCATTAGCATCCAGGCTGATATCGCTCACAAACAGTGTCCACGGTTTCAGTGGCGTGTTCATGTCGTCGGCATCAAAGCGCTGATATGTGAACTGAATTGGCACGATGCGATCAAACGCCTTCCACTGCTTCAATTGCTGTTTGAAATCCGTCGCGAGGCGGCTGAATTTCACTGTGGAGGTAATGACAGGCGTCGAACTCTGCGGGCTATCTGCAATTTCCATCCGGCACGGCTGATACTCCTGACCGGCGAATGTCTTCGGAAATACCTGGTCTTTGACAAGCCTGATATAACCGAAAGTTTCGCTGTAAATGGTGATTGTGTCGTAGAGGATGCGGTTCGGACGGCGGCTCTTGTACTCTCTGAAATTCATTATGGAGCCCTCGGGAGTGACTCAGGATCGCGGTTATCTGGATATCCGGTCACGACAATATCGAGGAAGCTTGCCCAAGGTGGCGGCAGTTCGATAACAATGTCGTCGTAGTCATCATCGGAGTTATTCAGCTTGCGAGTGACAACATCACCAGACCAAGTGAAGACTGATCCTGATTGGCTCCATGTCGGGTAAGCGGTAAAGTGAAGCTCCTGCATCTCAGGCTCACCGTATGCACCCGAGCCTATACCCACTGGCATCAGGAACCACTGATTGCAGTTGTCCAGATAGTTAGGGCTGCGCAACCACTGCATGAATGCACGGTGCTGTGCCAGCGTGAAGACCCATGTTAGTGAGAATCCGGTTTTCAGGTCGTCGGTGAGTTTCTGGAATATTGGCGCGCCAACTTGCGGAAGGTCAGTGCGAAAGCCGGTATCTGGTTTAGGTGTCTTTGATTTCTGCGCAAGTGGCAGCCAGTCTGGGTAGGGTATTGGCATGGTTACTCCAGGCAATAAAAAACCCGCCGAAGCGGGTTCTATTAAACTATTTCAATCGGGCCATTTGGTGAGTCGAATATGTTGACGGTGATAGATTTAATGTCACCCGCACTGGTTACTTTGAATTCAACGCCTCCAGGTAGCTCAACCTCAATCAGCGAACCTCCCGAGGTTGCTACTTGATAAGTTACTGGCTTGTTATGGGTGAACACCGTTTCCTTGCCTAAAGGAATATCCATCCTTCCTGCTTCGCCGGGTCTAATTTCCATTATTCTCTCGCTTTTCTTGGAGCCTGAAGATTTTGGGATATTGACTGGCTCATTTCGCCGCCTTGATTCATGTCCATTATAAATGCTTGAACAGTAATAGCGCTTCCATTTTGAGTGGCCTGAGCATCATATGAATGACTTCCTGTTGTGTAGTCATTAAAGGTTATGGAAACCTTAATTTCCCCGCTTCCACCCTGCATATCCTTGTTGCTGATCACCTTGCCGTTATCGCCGGGGATCATGTACTGGCTGCCATTACTGGATTGGTAGATTTCAGGCATACCGCCCTCACCCACCTGGTACATTGAGCCAGCCGATACCGGGCCGCCGTTCTTGCGCTTACCTGCGATAGAGCTTGATAACGCCATCGCTGCGATAACTGCGCCGATCCCGATTGCCGCCGCGCCGCCGAACGAACCGATTGATGCTGCGATTGCAGCAGGTGTCCATGCAACTGTCGTTGTGGCTGCCGCGGCGGTGCTTGCTGCCGTGGTGGTTGCGGTTCCGGCGACCGCGGCTGAT